TGTTATTTGCCTGAAAGCGATCCGAACCTCATTTCTGGCAATGAAAATCTATTAGAAGGTTTATATAATATGAAATTGCCAGCATCAATTTTTAATAAGTTGGGCATATATACAATATACATAAAACCCAAGACAACACCAACCACCATTATTGACTGTAGTGTATTATCAGCATTACCAACCGTTAAGGGAATAGTTTTAGATAGCGTATCCTTACCTGAGAATTTTCTAACTAATAATTCATTACAGGGATATAGGGTTGAGTATATTAATAGTGACGGAACTAAATTAAGAAATGTTGTCAGGCATGTTGTTACTTCCAATAGGGTTGTCCCAGTGGGTGAGAATATTGGCAATACGTCACAAAAAGCAATTAGATATCGTTTTGACGATTCAGGTAGTTTAATTTTTCTGCAGCTCAGTCCAAGTAGTTCGTCCGACGTAAAACCAAACGCATTACCTTTTATTGGTACTCCGGGGCAAACAATCTTATTAACGAACACATATTTTACTCCGTTGGTTGTTGAAATAACGATGGTAGAAAATACTCTTGATACAATTGCTGACATTATTGCCGGAGAACAAGTTAAAGATATTCGAAATGGTATAATGACATACTATGATAAAAACAGAGAAATAACGCATCAGTTTAATTTGTTTGAAATTAAAGATAATGTCGGCGAAGTACCACTATACGAAGTTAGAGAAAAGAGGACAAACATAGATACCAGCGAAAATATTACCGATATAATTAGTTCATCTGAATAATAAAAATAAATATTTTGAAGCGCATTAATTTATTGGAACAATTGATGATATAGTGTTTTAAATCCGGAAATTTTTTCTTTTAGTGTATTTATATTAAAACAAAAAATTTGTGGCAAAAGTAAGGATAGTTAATAAAGCACTTGATAGTAATCTTAATGGGGTAAATTTTAATAATAACCCATCTGAAACTATATTTTCATTCGGTTCATTTTCAATAACTTCAAATTTCGATAGAAAAAAGAATATTGACTATAGTAATGAATTGAGTGCGTTTGTGACACCAGTTACGTTAGAAACACTTAATGTCACAAACAGTCAATCAAATATTCTATATAGTAAAACAACCAAAGCTGTTCTAAATTTAGATAATTCCGACTTAAATTCGTTCGTAAGATTTGGGTCTGCTCTTGAATTTCTTAAAACATCAACACAAAACATAATATTAAACTATCCGGGAAGTTTATTTGCTAACTCTCAATTAATTAAAGGTGGGAATACAACATTTACAAATTTCTCATATAACCCAATAACGAACAAATCAACATTACGTATTCTGGGACAGTATATTATCAACACTTTTGCTATATTATACAATCAAGGTAATTCGAGCATTCCTAATGATAATATATTGAAAAACATAAACTTATCGTATGAGAGTTATATTCTTTGGGTAAATAATAGCCCAGATGATAATACTCATAGAATTATTGGTTTTACTGGGACAACAACATCGCAGAATTACGTTACTTTGATCGTAGAAGGCAATCCGTTTCCGAACATTGGAGCTGGTACACAAGGAAGATATGATTTACACATAAAACCAAATAATGTAGTCTTTGAAGAATTTAGGTCAAAATTAAACTTCTATGAAAGGTTTATAATATCAGAAAGGGAAGGAATTGAAGGATTTAAGTTCTCAATAAAAGAGCCGACATTATTAGATGATGGAGAAATTGTTTTCGCAGATTCAACGTTATTATGGAATACTTCTGATGGTTATAATGTAGATGTTGATACTCCATCATATGAGAGATTTTTGAATATATTAATAGCGATCGGCAGTAAGTATGATTCAGTTAAAACCGATTTAATTGCGAGATTTTTAACTACATCATCATTAAAAACATACGATTTAACCGAAGAAGGTAAAATCACTAAACTATTGAGAATATATGGAAGGGAATTTGATCAACTAAGGGAATTCATTGATTCGTTAACCTATATCAATAAAGTAACATATGATAAGAAAAATAATGTACCGGATCAATTAATTGGAAATTTAGCCAGAACATTTGGGTGGAAATATTTTTCCCTAGTGAATGAAACAGAATTAATGAATGGATTTTTGAGTGTTGATGACACAGAAAGAAACCTCAATAACGATCTATTACCTGCTGAGGTAGATATTGAACTTTGGAGACGGATTTTAATTAATACAAACTATTTTTGGAAATCAAAGGGAACTAGAGCAGCAATAAAAGCAATATTTTTAATGATTGGTATTCCTGAGCCATTCATAAACATTACAGAATATGTTTATACTGTAAATGGAAAAATAAACACAAACGAAGTTAGTCTTGGAATTAATGACTTTCCTTCAAGTTCATTTCCGTATGATAATAGCGGTTATCCTAAAGCACCGATAGAAACTAGCGATTTCTATTTCCAAACTTCTGGTAATACTGATAGTGGTCAGGAATATATGAATGTTTTTCGCAAAGCTGGATTTGATATTAATATAACCGCAGATAATAAAAAATCGTGGATACAAACGGGAGCAACAACAAGGGTTCATCCAACAACACTACAATATTATCAGGAAGATAGTAGATTGGTACTAAATACAAAAGAAGTTGACGTCACATTAGATACTGCTCGTGGTATTGAAAACGATATTTGGAACTATATTAGTCATATTGATTATCCGGCAAACTCCAGCGGATTCACTTTACCATACTCATATATCAACATTTCAATAGGCTTGAATGACACTACGCAAAGTACATTTAGCTTGCCGTCAAACTATAACAAAGCTGAGGGTGATTTAGAAGTTCGTTTTAATGGTATATTGTTAAATCCTCCAAAAACAGGGAACACAGGAACTACAATTAATGCCGACTATACCATATCCGGAAATCAGTTTACGTTAACGGGCGGTAATGTAGCAAAATCAAGGGGTAATTATAGCGACGTTATTCAAGCCACTTATATTTACACTGGAGCTACACATCCAATTAGTGGAGTTACGGTTAAATATGTGGTAACTAGGGTCAATGCAGATTTGAGTGGGACAATTATACCGCTTCCATCAAAAGCTAATGGAGATGTACAGGTTTCTATAAATGGTATCGCATTAACTAAGGGTACTAATCAATTTATTGCGGATTATATCGTAAATCCAATAAATCCAAATGAAATAATAATTCAAAACCAAGATGTTATTGCTTTTTTGGCAACAGAACCACACGTTCAGTTAGCATATATAACAGTTACTGGTTCAACGAGTATTGCAGCCAGAAGTGAAATCACACGGATTGATAGCTTTAATAGTGGAAAGATTTATTATAATTCATCAAGTAATAGATATGTTTATCGACTTAACTATAGAGTAAATAATGCAATAGAGGTTAAGTTGTTAGTTGACGGAATTGCGTTAGAACCAAATAGAGATTATAGCGTTAATGTTAATAATCCCTTTGAGCTATTTTTACCTAGCGGATTAAAATTTGGAAGTGTTATTAGTGCATATTATGTTGTTGCTGGAAGTGATTATTTTATACCCATTATTGACAACGATTTTGGTGTTGGAGATATTAGTAATTTATCGTTTCTTGAGTTTATTGAATTAATACAGAGGAGATTAATAAATGCTAAAAATAGAAAGACGATAACTGACTTTAAAGGAGGGTGGTATCCTACATTATTGAAAGTATATGTAGATTATTTGAAGCGCAGTAAATTAAGTTCAATAAATCCACTGCAATCAAATGGTTATACGTTTGAAAATCTTTACCCTTTCTTGAGTAAATACAATACATTCTTTCAAAGATTCGTCGATGAATTATTGCCAGCGACAATAATTTTAAGAAAAGGTGGATTGCTAATCAGAAACAGTGTTTTTACCAGACAAAAATTTACATATAAAAGGGGAGTTTACATGGGACACATCAACCATCTAGGATTGGATGTTGACCCAACAACATACGTTGTTGATAGTGATTTAAATTATTTTGGCAACGATGGTAGTACTTTTCTAAAGAGACAGCAAATGAAAAACATTG